GATCAATACTTTGAAGACTGAACTGGAGGCACTGCGTGGAGATCGAAGATGATATCCTTGATTTGATTCAGGCACTCCCGATGGAAATTAACGATGCCTCTACGACGACGGAGATGAAATTTCTCACAGTGGGCAGCGTGTTATGGGCGTGTAGGGATGAGATCATTTACTTGAGGAAAGAAGTGGAGCGTTTGAAAAATGACGGTCGTCGTAAAAGCAGAAAGAAGATGTACGGAATGTAAACGCAAGTTTGCAACAGCGGGTTCGTTCCACGCTCACAAGTACAGATTCGGAGAATGCCGTTCACTTGAAGCACTGCGACTAGCAGGATTCGTGGAGACAGGCAAAGGGTGGAAACAGGTTAGAGTGCCAGAATGAATATCCTAACGATTGACTTTGAGACCTATTACGACAAGGAGTTTTCCTTGTCCAAGATGACCACGGAAGAGTACATCCGTGATGATCGGTTTGAGGTTATCGGTGTGGCCGTTGCCTTGAATGGTTCCACGCCGGAGTGGTATAGCGGCACACATAAAGAAGTTGCAGATTGGTTAGCCAAGTTTGACTGGCCAAACCTTTTCGTCCTCGCGCACAACACGCAATTTGACGGAGCAATCCTGTCGTGGCTGTTCGGCATCAAGCCGAAGGGTTGGCTAGATACGCTTTGCATGGCGCGGGCTAAACATGGTGTAGATGCGGGCGGTAGCCTCAAAGCCCTCGCTGAAAGATATGAACTGGGAGCGAAGGGCAATGAAGTTGTTAATGCGTTGGGCAAACGCCGTGTGGACTTTTCTGCTGAAGAACTTGGTCGCTATTCTGATTATTGTATTAATGATTGTAGCCTTACCTATTCTCTTTTTAATTGTCTTGGTACTGGGTTTCCTGCGCGAGAACTCAGGGTTATAGACCTGACGCTACGGATGTTCATTGAGCCGACGCTTGAACTGAACCTCCCGCTGCTTGAATCGCATCTGGAATCGGTGAAGGAGAAGAAGGCCGCGCTACTGGCGGCGGCTGCGGCTGACCGAGAGTCGTTGATGAGCAACGACAAGTTCGCAGAGCTTTTGGTAAACCTAGGCGTCGTGCCACCTAAAAAGATAAGTGCACGTACTGGCAAGGAGACTTGGGCGTTTGCCAAGACAGACGAAGAGTTCAAGGAACTTCTCTCCCACTCTGACCCCAGAATCCAGACCCTAGTAGGGGCGCGACTGGGTACAAAAACCACTCTTGAAGAGACACGTACGCAGAGGTTTATAGATATCGCGCTACGTGGGGCCTTGCCAGTGCCTATCAAATACTACGCTGCACATACTGGACGATGGGGTGGGGACGACAAGATCAATCTCCAAAACCTCCCGTCGCGTGGGCAAAACGCCGGTAAGTTGAAGAAGGCTATCCAAGCCCCGAAGGGTTACGTGATGATTGACTGCGACTCATCGCAGATCGAAGCCCGTACGGTGGCATGGCTGGCAGGGCAGCAGGACTTGTTGGATGCCTTTGAGAAGGGCGAAGACGTTTACAAGATCATGGCGTCTGCCATCTACAACAAGCCCACGGAAGAAGTAACCAAAGACGAACGGTTCGTAGGTAAGACTACGATTCTTGGAGCCGGTTACGGCATGGGTGCTGCCAAGTTCCAGATGCAGTTAAAGACGTTTGGGGTAGACACGGACTTGGCCGAATGTAAACGCATCATTGATGTGTACCGAAGTACCTACCCGGCCATCCCTGCGCTGTGGCGTCAGGGGCAACGCTGCGTCGAGTCGATCCTGACACTCAAAGCGTGTGATTTCGGGGTGGTGGATGCCGTCAAGTTTGACCCCCGCGAATATGGGTTCTTGTTACCTAGCGGTCTGTGGCAACGCTACGAAGGGCTACGGAAGATCACGGACAGTGATGGGAAGGAGCAGTACGAGTATCACACTCGTAAAGGCGCGACCAAGATTTATGGTGGAAAGGTGGTTGAAAACATCTGCCAAGCCGTAGCAAGATGTGTGATCGCAGAGCAGATGGTACGCCTTTCAAAGAAGTACCGAGTTGTACTGACCGTACATGACGCGATTGCCTGTATCGCTCCCGAGGCTGAAGCCGACGAAGCGCAAGCGTATGTCGAGGAATGTATGCGATGGCGACCGGCTTGGGCTACGACACTACCGCTCAACTGCGAGTCGGGTGTTGGTAAAAGTTACGGGGATTGCTGATGTCAGTACAGTACAGTTGGTCGTATTCGTCGTTGGACTTGTTCATGCAATGTCCACACAAGTATTACCGTCTCAAGGTCAAGAAGGATATCAAGGAGCCGGTAAGTGACCATCTGGTTTACGGACTGGACGTACACAAAGCCGCCGAGGACTACATCAAAGAAGGCAAACCGATACCCGAAAAGTTTGCATTTATCAAACCACTACTCGACAAACTGAATGCCTACGAAGGGGAGAAGTTGTGCGAGTACCGGATGGGGCTTACCCGTAATCTGGAACCGTGCGGGTTTTTCGACAAGAAAGTATGGTGGCGCGGTGTCGCAGACTTGGTTATCCTGAACAGTGATTCGGCAAAGATCGTTGATTACAAGACGGGTGGTTCGTCCAAGTATGCTGATACCAAGCAGTTGGAGATTCTCTCGCTGGCAGTATTCCGACACTTCCCGCAAGTCAAACGGGTAAAGGGTGGGTTGCTGTTCGTAGTAGCCAACGATTTCGTCAAGAGCGACTTTGATGCAGAGAAGAGTGACATTTACTGGCAGCGGTGGCTGACCAACACCACTCAACTTGAGAAGGCGTTTGAAGTCGATGTGTGGAACCCAAGACCCAACTTCACGTGCAGGAAGTGGTGTCCGGTAAAAGACTGCACACATAATGGGAAGTGACTATGAGTGATATCAAGATACAGTTGAGCAAGTCAGACCCAGAACAGGTGTGGATGCACGACTATGAATACATATACCCTGAAAGTAACGACGGTGGTAACGGCGATTACTTGATACTCAAGATCATCAATAACTGCGGTAATCCAATATCCGCTTTAGCGTTTGATGGCACGAGTTCTGATCCATTATTTCATGAAGACGGTATTCAGGAATTACATATTAAGATAGACGGTGCGATGGAAATAGCCGCACTGAAAGAAATGCTTGAGTTAATTGAAAAAGCCCACGAAGTGCAAAATGCACTCAGGAGGAAACATGACTCGTGACTACAAGCGTGAATACGCAAACTACCAAGGCAAACCCGAACAACTGAAGAACCGCGCCAAGCGTAACGCTGCTCGTGCCGAGATGATGAAGGCCGGGCGTGTGAAGAAGGGTGATGGTAAAGATGTTGACCACAAGCAACCACTCAGCAAGGGCGGCTCTACCGGCAAGGGCAACCTACGAGTGACTAGCGTTCACACCAACCGCGCATACAAGCGCCAGAAGGATAGGAAACCTGCGTGATGAAGACGCGAGAACTAGAAGTAGACGAACGAATAAAAAAACTACAACTGCAACTCAAGGAAAAGAACTCCAGAATCAGACACTTGAAGGAACAACTGGACTTCTTTCAGAACGCTCGTCGAAGAGACTACGGTAGGTTTACCCATCTGTATGACGCTCACGAGCGACTGAAAAGGAAGTTTGAAGCGAACTTCAAGTTCCACGAGTACATCAAGGATGTACTGGACGAGACGGCTGACCTGATGGAATCGGTAGATGCAGATAATAGATAACAAGGCTTTGTTGATCAGAGTACGAGAACCGCAGCGCATTACCTCGGTAATACGTACTGCCAAGCAGTTGAACGAGACTGATGTGCTGGTCAAGTGGGGCGTAGAAGAGGCTCAAATCCTCAAGAACCTACGGCTCAAGGACGTACCTTCTCCGATTATGCGAGATTACGCATGGCCGGGATTACAGAAGCCGTTCAAACACCAGTACACAACTGCATCGTTTCTGACCCTGCACCGTAGGGCGTTCTGCTTCAACGAGCAAGGCACAGGCAAGACTGCATCTGCTATCTGGGCAGCGGATTACCTGATGAAGCAGGGGTTGATCCGTCGCGTACTGGTGCTATGCCCCCTGTCGATTATGCAGTCGGCATGGGAGAACGATCTGTTCAAGTTTGCCACCCACCGTACGTGCGCTATCGCACACAGTTACTCCAAGGACAAACGCATCAAAGCCGTGGAGGGTGATGCTGAGTTCGTGATCTGTAACTACGACGGGCTGGATATCGTCAAGGATGCAGTCATCAAGGGTAGGTTTGACCTCATCATTATCGACGAAGCCAATGCCTATAAAAACGTATCCACAAAGCGATGGAAGATACTGAACAGTATCCTGACGCCATCTACATGGGTGTGGATGATGACCGGAACCCCTGCGGCGCAGTCCCCTACGGATGCCTACGGGTTGGCAAAGATCATCAACCCCAACGCTGTGCCGAAGTTCTTTGGTTCGTTTCGTGACCGAGTGCTAATCAAGATCAGCCAGTTCCGGTTCGTACCGCGCCCTCAGTCACAACAAGTCGTCCACGAAGTCCTGCAACCGGCGATTCGGTTCACCAAGGATGAGTGTCTGGACTTGCCAGAAATGACGTACGTTATGCGTGACATACCGCTGACTACGCAGCAGAAAACCTATTACGAAGAGATTCGTAAACAGATGTTGACGATTGCTGCGGGTGAAGAGATCACGGCGGTCAACGCAGCGGCAAGCCTGAACAAGTTACTCCAGTTGTCGTGCGGCGCGGTCTATTCGGATAGTGGGGAGATCGTCGCGTTCGATGCCAAGAATCGGATGAAGGCACTACTGGAAGTCATCGACGAAGCCAGTCAAAAGGTGATCGTATTTGCACCCTATCGTCATGCTATTGAGATCATTGCGGAAGAATTACGTAATAACAACATTACGTGCGACATCATCAATGGTGCGGTCCCCGCAAGCAAACGCTCGGAATTGTTCAAGAAATTCCAAGAAGAAGACAACCCACGTGTACTTGTCATCCAGCCTCAAGCAGCGGCACACGGTGTCACGCTACACGCAGCCAACGTAGTTGTCTGGTGGGGTCCGATAACCTCCATTGAGACTTATTTGCAAGCAAACGCTCGTGTTCATCGTGCGGGACAACACCATCCCTGTACCGTTGTACACTTGCAAGGCTCTCCTGTTGAGAAGCGCATCTATAAGATGCTGTCACAGAAGTTGGATGTGCATACTAAGTTGATCGAGTTGTATCGAAATTTTATTGAGGACGAGACTTGACATTGTAAAATCAGACCAATAAATTAGACGACCTACAAGGAGAACATCATGAGTGCAATGAACGCAGAAAAACTTGCGGAAGTCTACGTTAAGATACGTAACGCCCGTAGAGAACTAGCCGAACAAGACGAGAAGTTGAAAGAGCAACTGAATGTCATTGCTGACCAGTTGCTTACGATCTGCAAAGATCAAGGTGCATCAACGATTCGTACTGCACACGGTACGATCTCGCGTCGTATAGATAAACACTACTGGACCAATGATTGGGATTCGTTCTTCAAGTTCCTGAAGGAGAATGAAGCCTTTGCATTGATGCAGCGTCGAATTAATAACTCCAACATGGAGCAGTTCCTTGAAGAGAACCCAAACCTTCACCCGCCGGGGTTACAGGCAGACATGAAACAGACTATTGTGATTACCAAACGCTAAGGAGCGCATATGAGCAACGAACTTGCTATGTTGAATACGGCTCTGCCAGATTACCTGCGGAG